CTAGTTGTAGTATCACTAGCTGAATTTTGTACTGAAACTTTTAAAGTAGATGTATCAGCGCTAACACTTGGTATTACAAATCTTTGGTCAACATCTGTACTGTCTGCTGTATATTTAAATGTAACTAAAGTACCTTCGTAAAGAGGTATACTTGAAAATTTATAAACACCATTTGTAGGTGTTAGTGTATGTATTGCGTTTGTAACAAACTGATAAGTTTCACCATCAACAGAAGTTGTAAATGCTGTACCTTTTGCCATTGTAATTGTAGCAACAGTTGTAGGAATATTATTCATTAAAATATCTACAGTTGCTGTTGGTGACTTTGGTGATGTAGGTGTGTAACCTAACATCTTTGCTAATGATACAATATTTTTTCTAACATCAGCACTGTCTAGGTACATTTCATTTGCTAACATATTAGCATTGAAACCTAAGTAGTGAGTATTGTAAGCAAGTAAGTCTAGTAAGACAGCAAAACCAGAACCTTCAAAGTCGTAATCTTGGAACTCTGATTGATCTTGTAAAAATGATTTTAAATTTGCTTTTATATCGTCAAAATCAAAATCTGAAACTTGTAATTTATTGCTTGCCATTTTATCTTAGTCTTTCTAAAAATGTTTCTACTGTAATTGGGTTCTGTACTCCTATAACATAAAATTTAATTTCAAGTCTATATGAATTTCTATCAATATCAGGATCAGCCAAAATTTGTGTTATCTTTGCTCTTGGTTCAAAGTTGTTTAACACTTCTTCTACTTTTCTTTGTAAGTTTAAAGCAGTCAATGGTGTCATTGGCTCAAATAATAATGCTCTAACATTGCCACCAATCTCTGGGTGGAATGGTCTTTCGAAGTGATTAGTGTTAATTAAATTTCTAACACTTCTTTTAACAGCTTCAACATCAGTAAGTCTGTTTACATCATTTGTAACAACATTTCTACCAAAGTCTAAATCTAAATCTTTGTAAATTCTAGTAGATCGCTTACTATTGTTAATTGCGTTTATATTGGCCATACCAATATTTATACATGATTAACCAGCGTTTACGTTAGAACTTCCAGTAGAGGCCGCATTAGGTACCCAACTACCATGACCACCGGTTGCGTCACCAACTCTATGAATAGCGATACTATTTACTCTAACTGTTGAACTACCTGCAGTAGCAGGGTCACCACAACTTGTAGCGTCACCCACTCTAATTGAAGCAGCGCTGTTTATTGATACATTTGGTGATCCACCTGTATATGATGTTTGATGAAAGGGGTTCGGTGTTGGACTTGCGTGTCCTACATGAACATCTAACCCTGATCTAACACATGCTGGCATTATTTACCTTGTGAGTTGTAAACTTTAAAGTCTCTTTTTTTACTTTTGTTCATTGATGATTTTTTTACTCTTTTACTTGTGCCTTGTGATGTCTTTTTAGGCATTCTTTCGTGTGGCACGTAACCTTTTGATATTTTAGCCATTATCTACCCGCTTCTTTGGCTGCTTTAAGTGCTGCCTTCTTTTTTTCTATTATCATTGCCTGTCTAATTTTTCTACCTACTGGTATTTGAACAGAATCACTAATTTGTTTGCCTCTTTTACTAATATATTCAACGCCAATGACACTTTCTTTAAAATCACCTTGAACAGCTATGATAGCTTTCTTCAAACTCATTTTTTCAACTTCTTTTTCATCACCATTTTCGTTCCAAAACTTAAACTGTCTCATTTTACTCATTTTTTATGCTCCATTAAATAAATCTTCATTATTTGTTTGTTTTTTTTCTTCTTTATCGTGTCTGCAGTTACCACAACACTTAATATCACCGTTGCCATCATAATTTTTTATACAATCGCCACCACAGTGGCAGTCATGTCCACAATTTAAACAATATTTTTCCATATTATTATTTATATTAGAACTTACAACGTACTATTGCGTGTTGCAGATTCGTTTCTGCCAAATTACTCGTATTTTTCAATGCCGAATCGCCAATTTTCTCTAAATCTGGCCTAATTTTACAAGATTTTATTGAACAAGAACAAACCATGAACAAAATAATTGAAAAACTGACTAATAGCAAGGGTTTTTTTACCATTTATTTTGCCTTTTAACCATTTTATTACTGTACTATTCTATTTATCCTGATATATTAGCTAGTATATGATAAACAAAAACATAAAAACAAATAATATGACGATAGTTAGAAATATCGCATATAAACAAATAGAAAAAATGAATAAGAATATCAAAGAAGTTATTGAAGTTGATAATACTTTATTAACTATGATTGATATTAATATGAAAAACGCTATTAACAAAATTATTAACGACTACAAATTAAAACAACATTTTGATTGGTTAGAAATCAAATAACAACAACGGAGAAAACACTATGACTACACTATCTAAAAACGCAATGAGTGACATTGAGAAATACAACAAGTTAAGAGAACAAGAAATATTAGATTTAACTAACAAGTATAGATCAGATAAAAAAGAAACATCTGTTGTTAAAGGTATACCGATTGAACTATTAAGTAGATTTAAAACTTACATGAAAGTTATGAAAAAAAATGTTAGATTTAGATACAGAGGTATTACTACAGATTTATATGACAGACCACAATCGTTTTGTCATTTAGCTGGTGCAACAAGTTTCGCAATATATAAAAAATAACAAAAGGAGAAAACACTATGAAAAAACAAAAAAACAAAATGAAAACAGTATATGAATATATGACAGTATTCTTCGCAATACTCGGTACTCTCGCTATGGTATCAGCAGTTGGTTCGTTAGAAACAAATCAATACTTGTTATTTGCTGCGGCAGTGAGTACAGGTTTTGCTAGTTTTATAATGTCATTATTTTCACAACAATTATATTCGGAGGCTAAATAATGATTAAAGAAATGAACACTTTTAATAATAAATTATTTTCAATGAGTATTGAAGATTTAAATATCACTAAAGACTTAATCGCTGATATTATTAAGAATAAAGTTAAGTCTGTAATGAAAGTCGGTATGACAGTTAATGTAGTACAGAAGACTAAAAAGACTGTTGGTGTTATTACAAAAATCATGCAATCAAAATGTTTGGTTGACTTAAATGGTAAAATTTACAGAGTACCAATGTCAATGTTGGAGGTTGCGTAATGATTACAGTAACAGATAAATCAACAACACTATTAGAAGGTATCGGTAAAATGATTGACGCCATGGTAGCAGACTATGGTAAGTTTGGTTATCATACTGAAAATGATGAAGTTAGAAATAATATGTTTAACGAATACAAAAATGGTTTTAAAACTATCGTTGGCCAGAAGTTTATTAAAGTAACTAACAATGGTAGTGTAAAAGCTTTTGTTGTAAAGGCAGATGATGGTAAATTTAAAATGGGTGATATACTTAAAGCATCTAGTTGGAGAGCTCCAGCAAAGAATAGAGCTAGAGGTAATGTACTAGAAGCTGATTACTCTATTCAATGGACAGGACCATTATATTTGAGAGGTTATAATTAAAATGAATAATAAAAGAAATAAATTAGAAAGAAAACTAGATGAATACAATCACACAATGGAGTTGATCAGAACTATCATTCCAGTTGCGATACTATGTCTTCAGGTAGTTATATTGGTAAAACTTATATGATAAAAAAAGGTAAATGTACAGTATGTAAAAAAGTATTCATATTAAAGAAAGATGAATCACTTATAGGTAAACTAGGAATAATACCTGTTGATCTATGTAAGACACATTTAAAAAAAGTTTTATCTTATGATGAAATGAATTTAAATGATACAAGGGTATAATGGACAAGTATCTTAAATGGATAGCAACTGGTTTCTTAATGATAGGCGCTGGTGCTAATTCTGTAGGTATGTATCCACTAGGACCAATCGCTACTTTAACCGGTGGGTTATGTTGGTTAGTAGTTTCAATTATGTGGAGTGAAGCCGCACTCATCACAACCAATGTTGTGTTATCATCTATTACTGTTATAGGATTAGCAGTAACATATTTACATTAAAGCAATCATAGTTTAACGGTAGAACGACTGCCTGTGGCGCAGTAGGTCATTGTTCGATTCAATGTGATTGTACCAGTTTGAATAAGTGAGAGGAGAGTATGTGGAGGTCTCTCCTCTCTATGATAGACCGAAGTCTATCGGTGTGGTATAGTTATTTATACAACTTATATACCCTGCATTCGTGGGTCTTTAGAAAAAAGATTAGTTTTCGCTTTTGGTCTAGCAATACTATCTTTACTTCTTTTTCTTAATTGAGCTTTAGCAGAGTCTTCTTTACTTCTCTCTTTTCTTAAAGCTCGTAGGTCTTTTACCAAGTCCATACATACTCCTTTAATAAAGAGCGTTTCTTCAACCATTGTGGTTTACTTCCGTCCGTTTCAGGATAAACGTTATTAAGTATATATTTATACTAGTTAAACTAGAATACTTTAAAATGAATAGATGAAAACTCGTTTAACTTTTTAGCTGCTAGATAAAATGATTTAAATGTTTTTTGTTTATTACTTGTTGTTTCAAATTTGTAAATGTAATATAACAATACAATACCTCTTTTAATTTCATAGTCAGAAAGTTTATCTTGTTGTCCACTTACGGTAACAAGTTTAAAATTATCATCTTCTACAAATTTTACAAAGTCTTTATTTAAGCTTGAAGTTTTAAGTGTAGATAAAACATTAGATTTAGTTTTTAATCTTAATGCCATACTTTCAAATGTTCTAGTATCTTTAAATTCTTTATCTACAACATCAGAAGATATAGCGCCATCAAATGTTTTTTGTTCTACGGGTTGACCTTCACCATATGTTTTTACTTGACCAGATGCGCCTCTTGGTCTAAATCTAAATCTATAATCTACTGTCTTCTTAAAGACTTTCATTTTTAATAAGATATCAAAATAACTATTACCACAATCAAATTTGAACTTCTGTAATATACCATCATAGCTTAAACTATTCATATACTTAGCATCTGTCTGTACCTTTTGTACAGTTGCTATACTTTTAGTAACTTGTTTAAGTGATATACCTATAATCTCTTTTGCTTTAAACTTCTTTGATATGTAAGCGTTTAACTTTTCTATGTCATTATT